TATCAATCACCAAGCATTCGTAGTTTTCCGTGCATTGATCCATGACTTGATTAAAAATCTCAAACGTTGGGAACATGCCAGCATATTGCTGGTATATGCGCTCTCTATTCTTCACCTGATTCTCGCGAAAAATGAAAACGTAGTCCACGTTCGAGCGAAGATGGGGCGGAATACCAAGAGGATATTGCATTGTTATAAGAAATAGTACCTTGTAATGCCGTCCGTTCATGAAGAGGCAACGAATGTTTTTGTCCGCAGGCCATGTTTTGTCGTACAAGCAATCATCAAGAATTAAGAATGCTCTCGGATCTAGATCTGTCTTGCCGTACTTCTTTTTCTCCGAATTGAAATGGTCCGTTAGTTTTTCTTGTCGGTCAATGAATTTAGCAACAATCTCGGATGTGAACTCATCGTATAATAACATGTTTGGAACAAAACTCTCAAAGAAATGATTTGCCCGCTCTGTAGGTGAAATGACTACACCAATCGGCATGTTGCGATGGTGGTACATGACATCGCTAACCAAGATCGACTTACCCGTATTCCGTTTACCTATGAATAAAACCACACTATCATCCTTCAAATTCCGCATGTCAAATTTTTTTAGTTCAAGCTTCATGAAGGCCTTGGGTTCCCCTTCTTCAAGCTTTTGCCACACTGTCCATTATCGATATTATATTTTAGGCAAATACAGCTCACGTGGATATTTCCTTACATATGTGTAGTTTAGAATGCAATGTCATCAAACGATTGCGACGTGGGATATTCTAAGGGGCTTCATTAAAGAAAATCCCACGTTGTTCGTGATGTATATTATACTCCTAGCATTTGTTCCATTGACAGATGTTGGTATACCGCATATGGTGGGCCGGGTCATCAAGAATCTTAACTCGAAGAAAGATCTATACCTGAATTTTGTTATAATAATCATTTTCATCACTCTCGGACAGATTGGTCACACTATTTCGGATTCAATTGACATTAAGATCCTTCCCCGAATGGTGCAATATATTCGGGAGCTAATTGTCAAGCATATGTTTGACACTCAATCGTCACAACTACAAGATATCCGAACAGGAGACGTGAGTACCAAGCTCATTAAGCTTCCGGTTGCATATTATGGTTTTATGGATCAATGGAAGAACTCGTGGATGCCCGAACTCGTCATACTCATGGTTTCCAATGTGTATCTCATGATGGTGCAACCCGTTGTTGGAATTATTTCAATGTTCGTGTCATTGATCATCCTATATTATTGTTACAAGAGCGTTTTTAGTTGTGAAAACACATCACGACACCGCGATAAGTCATTCAATGACACTATAGAAGAAACAGATGAGATCTTGCGAAATTTGGTTAGTGTGATCAATTCCAATCAACAAGACGCGGAGCTAGACCGCTTGAAACATCTTCATGAAAGTTACGAGTCGTTGACACAAGAAACATTCAAGTGTGCCTTGCGCCCAAGGTATGTCTATTTACCTATTGTTATCACACTTTTTGCTATTTACATGATGTATTCATTTGGCAAGATAGAGGTTAAAAAATTACAAATAGGGGCCTTCGTGGTTGTTCTTTTGATCGTGATTCAAGTGATAACATCGTTATTTCGGATATTAGGGAGTGTGAAAGATGCTGTTTTCAAGTGGGGAATGCTCAAGTATTCGATGGAGATATTCAATAAGTGTCAACATGAGTCCAAGATGGCCCTGATTTCCAAAATGGACAAGGTTTTACCCAAGGAGGGTATAGTTGTTGACAAATTGACATTTGGGTACGATGGGATAGATGGTAACAAGAAATTGGTTTTTGAGGATTTCAACTTGTATATTCCACCAAAGCAATGTACAATGATTGAAGGTAAAATTGGATCCGGTAAGTCCACCTTATTGAAGCTTCTCAATAAGTATCATCAACCGAGCTCTGGCGCTCTTTATGTGAATGGGATCTCCTATGGCCTCTTAAGAGCAAATGAACTCCACAAGATCATAGGTTATGTGCCACAATCACCAAGCCTTTTCAATCGCTCGATTTATGAGAATATTGTGTATGGGGTGGAACCAAAGCCGTCTATTATAGAAGTTGAATCTTGGCTTCAAAGACTTCAAGTCCATGAGCTTGTAAGTGACTTACCTAAAGGGCTTGATACCTTGGCGGGCAAAAATGGATCAAATATCTCTGGTGGACAACGGCAAATTGTATGGTTCCTTAGAATTTTGTTAGAGGACTCACCATACATCATTCTAGATGAGCCCACATCTGCAATGGATAGCAAAACAAAAACGCTTGTATACAAGCTAATACATGAAGTACTCCGTGACAAAACGGTGGTCATTGTATCACATGATGCGAAATTGCGGGAGTTTGCCGACAACATAGTTCGTCTATGAAGAGGAAAAAGGAAAGGTAGCTTTATTATTTTTGTGGTGCTTCCAAGCTTTCTAGTTGGAATAAGCAAGGCCGCCCATTCCTGACATGATTCTGAGTACGTTGTAGTTAACAGCGAACACCTTGATCTTGGCTGGGGGGGCGGGGGTGACAGTGGTTAGGTTTAGGACCGCGGAGTCAATGCGGGACATGTTTAGGGTACCGGAGGGTTGGTGGCTCTCGGGTTGTAGGGCGAACGAGTACACGTTGATACCAGGGCTTGAGGGCACGTTCTCGTGATGTTGGAAAGGTTGCACTAGGTTAAAGTAGGCAGCCTTGCGCTCAGCGAATCTATCGTGGCCGTTTAGTTGAAGCTTTGCGGCTTCAAGAAGGGACGAGCCGGCAGAGTTGGCAGCGGTCACGCTAGGGGAGGAGGGGTCGTTGGTGAAGTTGAACCATTGGTTGGAGCCAATGACGGTGTCGTGTTGCACAACCCACACTAGCTCCTTGACGGGGTGGTTGAAGTTTAGCTTGACCTTGTTGTTAACACCTGTCACCGACTCATCACCAGTGAATTGAAGTTGCTCAATTAGGTACTCGTGGCTGAGTTGGGCGAAGCGGCGACGTTCATCGGTATCAAGGAAGATGTAATCAACCCATAGAGAGGCTTGTAGGTCCTCAGTGGGTAGAGTGGCTCCTGTGCGAGTGCAGCCGGCCTTGTCACGGAACTCAATGTTCACCTTGACCTCGTGGTATTGGAGGGCAATTAGAGGTAGAGCTAGTCCGGGGTTGCGGCAGAAGAAGAACTCTAGGGGGATGTATAAGTGCTTGGGGCCGGCACTCTCTAGAAGGGTGGTGTGCTCACCAACCATCTTGGCGAAGCCGGAAGCTTTTCCAACCGGTAGAGATAGCTCGTTCCAGATGTACATCCACTCACCGTAGTGTTTGTCGATGCGTTGGCCACCAATCTCTAGCTCAACCGACTTGATCAAGGCTAGACCGATCATGTCAACGTAGGTATCGTTGCTGGCAGCATCGGGGACGGCGGCTTGTAGGTACATGCGGTGGATTAGATCACCGTTGCGGGAGATCTGGCATGTAACGCGCTTGCCGAAGCCAACGGAGCCGTTGAAGGTTTGCTCAATGGACTCCATGGAGAAGTTGGTGTGGCGGCGGTAAACCACCTTGAAGAAGGTGATTTGGGGGTTGCCTGTTAGGTAGACATCTTGAGCACCGTAAGCGACGAGTTGTAGAAGACCTCCGCCCATTTGTTTTGATTGTTGGATACTAATTACACAGAAAAAAAATTTGCGGGCAACACCTACTTAAAAACGTTTACCAAGTCCAATCAATAGAAGGACCTCCGATCAAATGTTTAAAGAAAAATCATCAAAAAAGCGCGTTCCAATGTCCGAGGCTTCCAAAGAACTTACATTGGACGCCCGGCACCACCGCATGTTGGAGTCCCTTGAAGTTCAAACATCACGAATACGAGACTATAAAGACGAATATGAACAACTAGATCAATCGCGTTTATTTTGGATGAACCGAATACATAGTATGGTGTCTTCCAACACACAAGATCAAGAGGAACATCAAAATAGATATCAAGAAGCTTGGACAAGCAACATCGCATTAAAGGACCGACTTCAGGTCCTCAAAAAGGCCATTCTGAAGTTGGAAACTATGGAAGATGAGATTAACTATTATGAACACACTGGGCAAATACTATTCGACTATTATGACTTGTTAAACAAACAACAAGACATTGATGATAATGACATTCTTCATGCCTCCACAGTTGAAAAAGCCCCCGCTCAAAAGGGGAGAAATCGCAACATGCCAGCCCCTTCGAGGAGTATTTTAGAGGCGCTTCAAGGCCTACCTGTAGCTATAGCACCGCCATTAGTTTGCCTAACGGATACGAACTCTTCAAATGTTGCGCCGAACTTGAATGATCAAGTGACTCATCAACCTACTTCATCAACACAAAAGGGTGGAGAGGTGGGAAGAAGAGATAAACGGAGCCTTGTTGAGCAATACATGTCAATTACAGACCCATCGTTCATAAGATCACAATTCAATGAGGTAAGCATAGGGCAATGTCATGAGTGTATGATTCCATTAACTTGCTTAATGCAAGATGGTATCATGCTTTGTCAGGAATGTGGCTATCAGGAGCTTTTGCTTGTTGAACAGAATAAGCCAATATATCGACAACCGTCCAAAGAGGCCTCTCATTTCTCCTACAAACGTATTAACCATTTCAATGAATGGATTAGCCAAATTCAAGGGAAGGAAAGCACCGACATTCCGGAGGATATTTTTGAAAAGATTGTTTCAGAAATCAAAAAAGAGAAAATTCACGATTGCTCCAAATTATCTTACCATAAGATGCGCGAGATTCTTAAGAAGCTAAAAATAAATAAGTACTACGAACACATACACTACATCATAAGCCGTATTAACGGCCAACCCACCCCGAATTTCGCACCAGATCTAGAAGAGAAGCTTCGAACAATGTTCAAAGAGATCCAAGGGCCATTTCTAAAACATTGCCCCAGAGATCGCAAGAACTTCTTATCGTATAGCTACGTCCTGTATAAGTTCTTTCAGCTCCTTGAAAAGGATGAATACTTGAAGCATTTTCCTCTATTAAAAAGCCGGGAAAAGCTCCATCTTCAAGATCAAATTTGGAAAAAGATTTGTGAAGAACTAAATTGGCAGTTCATTGAGTCTATTTGATACACGAGGCCTTTGGCTCTACATTCCGAACTTCACTAGCTTGAATCCCATGCCCAGTCCGGCACCTTGGCGAAGGGAGGCACCAATGGAAGGGGCTAGAGCATCAAGGATGGCGAACATGGATGCAGCCACAATCGCCAAGATAACGGCCTCTTGCCACTTGAGAGGGTTGGACGGCAAGATGGTCGCCACAATGCCAACGGCTGCGCCCTCCATGATGTACTTTACGATGCGAGTGGTAATCTCTTGGAAATCAAAGGCAGGTTGGCTCATAGAGTACATGATATACTATATCTACTATATATGATCAAGAAAATTCATTTAAACGATGAAGTAGAAAACCCTCTAGTGATCTACACGACTACACGAATGGAAAGTATATCGAGCGTTGTTTCTACGAAAGAAGTTGATTACCTTGATGAGGACAAAGCAATTCGTGGACAAAACTATGTTTGTCTATCCTTCATTTCTCCCGAGGATGTTCTTGCGAACAAAGAGGTCTTTATGTTCAACAAGTTCATGGCCAGCGTTCAAAAGGATATGTCAACAATAATTGACATGCTAAAAATTCGTTACCCGGACGATGTTGATCTCTTGGAAAATATCAAGGCTACCCAATCCCATTTCTTCTCAAACAAGGATGTGGACCTACAAGAGCAATATCGATTCTTCAAGCAATCAAATGAGGGTGAGTGTGACCGTGAGTTCCTTGAGCAAAATGATTTCAAGACGTGTGTCCGTGGCATTAAAGTGCGTGGTGTTTTTGAAACAATCAAGGAAGCTCAAGTCCGTGCCGAAGTTCTAAAGCGCATGGGTGACAAATTTGATATATTCATTGGCCAAGTAGGGTGCTGGTGCCCTTGGTCTCCCAACCCGAATGACATGCCGGACCAAGAGTACGGAGAGACTCAATTGAACACGCTCATGAAAAACTACAAGCAAAATATGCAGCTCAAAGACGAGTTCTTTGAGATTCGTAAGCAAGAAAAAGTAACTGATGCGTTGACTGCCAAGGATGCTTGGACAAAGCGCATGGAAGAAGAGGCGAAAGCTTCAAAGGCCTCTATTATTGAGGACACGGCAGCCACAACCGACTCCCCTACCGCAGTTGAACCAGAAGGTGCACCGGTTGATCCAATGATCACCCAAGACGAGGCTTAGGGCAAAGCGCTTTCCAAATTTTGTATGCATTATACAGGATGAAAGCAATTGCGGTCTTTCTTTTGTTTGTAGGTACCATTATGGTACTACAAGGATACTATGAGAGGCGTTTGAAAACATCGTGCCCTAAACAAGGTACAAAGATTGTTAAACTTCCCTTATCCCTTTATGAAGAGCAACTGTCCCCTTCGGACAGCTTACAATTACAATTCAAGAGCATGTTTGACGATATCACAACATGGCCAACGGTAAGAAATGTTCTGAATGAAAAATAATCTGAATCCATCAGTAAGAGAGTGCGATAACTAGCAATCGTGATAAAGATGGCTGATATTCAACCTCCTCGCCGTTCGGTTACATACGATACCAAAACCGCTTTACAGAACTTTCAAAAGGCACTCATGGGGCATGTTAATAATCAAGACAAGACAACTTACGATGACGTAGAGAGACATTTGATGGCTTACCAGAATGTGAGTGTATTGGATAAATCTGCTTACGAGGAAATAGTCGTCAAGTATCTTCAAAAGCATGAAGCTCAAAGAGAAAAGTACACCGATACATACGAGAGATATTGCCAGTTTTTAAAGGTCAAATATGACGAGTACATTATGGCAGACACTCCCTCGATTGCGAAGAAAAAAGCGCTTCATGAATGGCTAAATATGCTGAACAAGCCAGAAGAGCTATTGACCTTGCCGAGTGATACATACTCCATGTATGCTTGAAATAGTATTATTATGTTTTGACATACTAAGATGGTACCGACTCATCGTACATTTCAACTTCGTTGGGGTTGGTTTCTTTTGTCGTTTTGTCTAGGCGTGTTGTACGTGTACCTTGTGCGACCAACACCTTTCATTGTTTACAAATATCCCACACCATACAACGCAGGTAAAGTTGTGTACTCAGACCAGGCGGACAACTGCTATAAATTCAAAGTTCACAAGACTGCTTGTACGAAAGGAGAACATGTAGAGCCACAACCAATCGTCTAATTTTCTTCTACCCCAAAGGTAGTTACGGGAATGGCAAGCGGATTTCGTCGCATATCGGACACGATATTATACACAGAGAAGGGCCATATAGCATCGTCTCTTTTGATGGGTTTTGCCTTGGCTATGTTGTTTCGCAAGGTATGCAATGATCGCAACTGTAAGGTGATCGTTGCACCACCTCTCGATCATATTGAAAGTACAACTTATGAATTGGAAGGGGAGT